CATTGATGGCCCAGCGTGGGCGTTGCCGCAAAAATAGTACTACAACGCCTCAGTATAGTTTGTTACCAAACTACATAGGGCTACGCTAATTAAAATTGTGATCTAAAAACCGGACTAAACCGGAGAAATTTGATCAACAAATTCTAAATTCGGCGTAGTCCAGACATCTAAAAGATGTCCCCTATCGACCACAGATAGGTATAGTGTTCTTCCCAGCTAGCACACTATTTAAAAGCTATATTTTCTGAAGCGGGGTGTCTATCCCCACGAGTCCCACCTTAAGCAGGTGGTGCAGCCTCGTAATACATTCGAGGAAGTCCAGTGAAAAAGTACGTCTGGAAATCCTCTCCTGCTGAAACATAAACATCATAAGTGGAAGAACTGGTTCCCGTACCATTTCCATTGTAGAAAATACGAAAATCCCACGCAGCATCCCATAAAGAGGTGCCAGTGAGATCTTGCATTTTCCCAGGTGTGAAACGGTAAGCCGAATAATACGGCATCTCAAATTCCAGTGCTCCATTGACTTGATTGGTTGTCAAAACCATTCCCCTATAACCGGGGAAAGGTTTTTCATCCTCTGGTACGCTATTAGCAGTAGCAGCTCGCCATTCAGTCATGATATTAGTTCGAGCATCTTTAAGTAAAGTAAATGTATTCAAGAAAGCAGAATCAAATCGATATTCAGGCGTAGTGGGTCGCCAAGGTGCACGCTGCACTTCTACACGATCACCAATACTTTGGTGCCCACGCGGTATAAGCTTGTATCGAATGGATCCTCTTGATCCTGAAAAGGCTGAACAGACCCAATGCAATAGAACTGTGTTAACATAGTTATATGGAGCAAGAGCTGCGGTGTTATCCACAGCACCTGCTACATTACCACGAAAGTATGGAAAAGAAGAAAAACGCCCCGATATAACCATCGGAACAGTATCCAATTTTGGAATAGTATTCCACAAATTGTATCTCTTTAAAACAGTACGAAAAGACGTTATCGCCTCTCCCATGAACACTTTGTTCAAATCAGGATCCTCAACAGGCGGTAAACCAATTATGGTCGTCTCCGTCTGCTGAGGTGCATCAGGTTCTTCAGTATTCTGACTCTCCGGGACCAATTCTCCAGCTTGCGGTTCCAATAATTCCCCACTCTGTGGTTTAAGCACAAAGTGTTGGAAATAATCATCTGGCACTGCAACTTCAAAATCATCTCCCATGGAAACAAATACATTAATCTCAATGTCGTTCGTCACTGTACTATTTGGTGTAGTAAGTTCATTCACGACCAAGACTCCAATCACACCATTACCCGTACCTTTGGAAGTATACCTTGATGTGCTATACATCGTGGTAACTCCATCTTGCCCGGGTAAGGCATGATTAAGAAAGTTTCTCTCTTGTCCATTACCAATCTCAATTGTAAAATCTTGCTCTTCGGCAATATCAACAATTTTAAGATAATTAGTATTGTACTCGGAGAATCCTAAATATGTATTGTTTGCTATAAAATTGGGATCATAGACGATTTTCAAACGTCCTTTGTGGAAACTAGAACAAACTATCTGAAACCTAAATTTCATAGAACCTTTCCAATGTGAGAATGGCAATGCCGCCATACAACACGCAGGAAAATGGTAAGAAACAGGTGGTCCAGCATTTTCGGCCCAAGTACATGGGTCAAGTCTAGCATTCCACAGTAAAGTGTCTGGAGCAGTTCCAATATTCCAATTAAAAGTAGTGAGATACGACTCTCTCTTAGCAATTTCTCGGATATTCAATGGATCTGCTGGTCCAATCCCCGCAATCCTCGGATCAATCGTTAATTCTTGCTTGTCATCAACTGTCAGCTTTTGTGCATTATCTGGCACATTCGTCAAAGCTAAAGAACTAACCTGAGTTGGTCTGTAGGGTTCAGGGGTTTTGGTGATTGGGGGCCGGCAGTAACCAAATATTTTTGCCATTGAAGCAACAGCTCCAGCTCCAATTTCAGTTGCTGTAGCAAAGGGTCCTATGTAAGGAACTCCTTTTAAGTATGCCGCAAATTTGGCTACTGATGTGGCAGGGCCACTTATCATGCCTTCCTTATTTGCTTCCTCAATTTCACCAGATTGAGGCAACAATGTGTCTTGATCAACAGATGTCAATACACTCATAGAAACATCTTCCGCCCAAGCAAATACAGTAACAGTAACAACATCTGTTGCACCGTTAGCGTGCTTAAGTGGATTCAAAGTCCTAAAGTATAATCGACCCATTTCACTCCACTGTGATTCAACTACTTCAAAATAATTCTGATAATTGAACATAGGGAGTTTCATTTCTCCACCCGTAGAAGTCGTTGGGTTTAAGAAAATATGTGGCTGTTGTGACGCTTGAACCAAGTCAGCTTGCACCAATGGATCATTCGTCGATAACGAATCATAGACATCAAAAGGAAGATAACTCACTAACATTCGGCCATATTGAAAGCCATTACCATTAATAACTACTTTAATCTTCAAATTTGCTTTCATCAAATTAAAGTTAGTCAAACGATTGGAAACTCTCGGATTATCAAAGTACAAACTCCAAGGATCCAAATCAAAATTTAAATTGGCTAAAGTTGACCATTCCTGTTCTGCTATCTTAATAGGTCGCGAAAAGAAATTAGCTAGTGAGGAATCGTTTGCGTCCTGTAAAGAACGCGTGGGGTCCATAACTGAATCAACATCATACATGTATGGATCATGCTGATCAGAAAACTGCACATTTTCATAAGTGGCTTCATTACCCACTTTGAAAATAGTATTATCTGCAGTAGTGGCTTCCCCACTCTGACACTCAAGTACTGTGTACAAAATTGTGTCCACTTCAGTACAATTACAGTTGCATGCACTCTTGGGTGGGATTTCAGTTCCGTCAAAATGTGAAACATGTTTTCCCAATTCCAATCTATGCTTATGCCACAGTTTATCGAACCGATTTGGATTTATCTTATACTTCTTAAGGTCAGATAAAACTTCAAAAATTGTTGGATATATTATAATACCCTGTTTATTTACATTATTTACAAGTTTAGTAAGCGATATTAACAAACTCAATGCATTGCTCAGTGCAAAGAGAGGTGTAATTTACATTGAAATGGCGAATTTCTCCCTTAAATAAGGGTATTCTAAGGGTAGAATGCCTATATGTACAAAGCCTAATAACTATATACGAAAATACACAAAAACATATAACTATCGGTAACCATATATACACATCAATTTTGCTTTCCCGTAGGACCCAGATTGACAACTGGGCGAGTAGACTTAAGGCGTCTACTCCAAGCCTACGATTTCCTCTTCGTCCTCAAGTTCCTCACCAAGATATTTATGGCGCCAATGATTGACACGCTTATCATAAGAAACATCGAGGGCTGGACACAAGTGTTCGATTTCACATTCTTGTGCCACTTGACGAAGCTTGTCTCTGCGATCCTCAAATACTTCACGACCATAATAAAACCAATCATGCAAAGAACTCTCAATATTTTGTGCACTATGCATTGCCAAAGTGAGTTCCTTTGAAAGCAAGTGTGAGTGTAATCGTTTGAAGATTGAATCTTCAGAGAGCAAGCCAACTTTTTGTCCCAAGTCCTCGTTGAAAACGCATTTGCGTTTCAAGAAATCAACGTCACTTTCCTTCATATAATGAGTCGGAGTAGACTCCTTATCTGGCATAGTGAACTTCATATCATGCTCCGCCAACCATGCGGCATACGTAATATGAGTGAACTTTGAGCAAAAAGCAGACACGGTACCAATGACGTCATCTCCGTATGTCAAGAAAGAACAATGTTCTTTAAAATCCAAATCTGGATACAGAGAGAAAAAGCAACTTCTCAACAAGAGAGAATTAACTAACGAATTTATGATAACTGTAAGGTTTTGTCCCGAAGGATTAGTTCCAAACAATTGAATCAAATCGCCATTGTAAGCCATGACAGGATAGACAACTTCATGTACAACCATCTTCATAAGATGAATATCTGCATCAGTATATCCATCACATTTCTCTGCAATATCTATGAGAATATCAAAGGCAGCAATAGTTACCTGTGCAGGCATACGCACATCATACTTACTGTAATCGCCTGCCAACACACGGTCTTTGCCTTTACTCATGGAAGCCTCCCATAATTCTTCCCACTCTAATCCTTCTGCGTTTACTCCAACAGCACATTCATAAAGAATAGGATTCATTTGAATAATACGAACTATTGGAAGGAAATACATTCGAATAAGTAATTGTAGAACTAACGGGGCACTCTGGAAAACTCTCACTTTATCTTTCGTCAATTTAGTAGGCTCGTCTTTCAAACATGACTTCCAAATCATGTAACAACGCTTACCCTCCTTCAGGGTAGCGACCATCTTGTCAAATTCAGCCCACACTTCCGGGATAAAAGTTCGAGGCTTACCTACTTCAGGATGATCTTTTGGATCTAAATCCACAAGCAACGGGTGTTTACTACCAGATAAAGGAAAACCAGGAGAAGATGAGAAATTCATAGCATCAATAAACTTGACACCAATTAACCCACAAACTGTGGCAATTCTCGACAACGGTTTCACTTCAAAAAGTTCTGGTATCTTCTGTTTCAATCCTGTAGTCAATTCCTTCATGGATCGAACTGATTTTGATAAAACACTCCCAATTGGTAAACTAGGGATAGCTGCATGTACAAGTGTTGCCTGATATGGGTATCTTCCCTTACCCTTCATCTTTGGTGGTCCCCATTTTTGAGGAACTCCAAACACCTTAGTTACAGCATCCGACATGATAGTAGGACTTACATTGCTATGTGGTGTGGCTTTTCCACTTGTCTTTCCGTAGATATCAATACATGCCCCTTCGGTCAAGAAGTTGACACAACTCTTCTGATGAATTTCAGCGCCTTCAAAAATGGGTTTTCCAAACGTCTCCGCTGGAAAGTCACCCATATGGGGGCACAAATCACCACAAGAAGCTGAAAGTACAACTCCATCGACTAAGGCAAGTTCTGAAATAGCAAAGTTAATTTGGTCACGTGTTAAAATACCACATCCGCCCAATTTACCTTTTCCGCCAAGATGAAAACCCATTATCATAGATCCTTTGGCATCACTAATGACAGGAGACATACACATCCCAGCCTGAGTTTCCACAGGCAAGTCATAATAACTGCCCATGAAAATTGATTGAGTGTGTGCAACTCGACTACTACCTTTAAACAAAGTAGGAATAGCCTTAAGTGAAGAATCCATAATATCACGTGTAACAAGTTTCGCAGGAATTCTCTTTAAAGCATTACCTTCTGGTAAAAACTTCCTAAAATCCTTCATCGATCCCCCACTAGTAACATGACACAATGTAAAATCTGTGGTGGGTATATCAACGCGGAAAGCTTTGGAAATTTTATCCCTAAAATAACTGCCTACCTTACCCTCTCCTGTTTTATAGCACCGAATTGCAACATCCCGATCTCCATGTTCACGAAGAAAATGGGTAGGAATCAACATAAAATTGGAAGTGATGAAAAATCCAAGAGATGTTTTGTTACTATCAGATACAACTCCTACAATATTAGTTCTCATAGAAGAAGCCAAATTATCAGAAGTAGTCGTCTTAGAAGGCTCAGACATTGGTAAAGGGACAGTCTCTGCCACTAACCAAGGATTGACTGCATCATTCCTTTCTTGTACCTCATCAATATTGTCAGGATTCAGTCCAGTATGAGTGTCAAGTTTTGTATATCTTGATCTCATGGTAGCTAGAATAATTCCAATTGCTCCCAAGCCAATAATTGCATATTTAAATTGCCACTGTTGAGTGTAAGTAAGTACAACATCTTTCAACTCTAGAATACGATTTCGAATCATATTCTTATAAGTTTGGATAGTTGCACAAGTATACCAATACATCAAAAGGGCACAAGATAAAACCCAAACAAAGGAGAATCTTGGCAAAGATATACATAGGAAAAACATAAAAAGGCAAATTGCACTATTTCCGGCGAACAAAGAATGCTTAATGTCTTCTCTCCAAAAAATAAGTCCAAACTTAAGGACCTTGGGGTGACAAATATAACATTCGGGCATACAATCAAATCTCTCCCACCAATCACAAATACGGTTTGCATTCAAGATGGCAGAAGTTTGTGCATGATCATAAAATCTCTGCAGATCTTCAGCACGGCGATGATAATATCCCCTTGCTCTACCGGAATAATACTCCCATTCGCCTGCATGAGGTTCAAGAACAGGTTCAGAACACTTCTGATCTGTAGTATCACTTGGTTTACAATTGCAATACAACATACCACATTTCTCACATTTAGTAGGAACAGACTCTTGATTAGCAATATACTGTCCTTCTTCTGTGAAGTGCTCTTTAGATTGTATTTGTACCCATCTTAAATATTCCTTAACTGAAACTCTTACCATTTTCTTTCCTTCGAAGGTAATTGGTTCCATGGCGGCTAAATTGACATGCCTCATATTCTGGGCAGTATACTGTCGAATTGTCAAACGCCAAACATCAGGACATGCAGTAGTGCCAAACTTTGCTTCAATTTTCTTTTTACTTAGAATCCCTTTTGAACAAAATTGGTGTTTAGGCTCTACTTTAACATGGTACATGCGCCTCAAAACAGACTCTGGTTCGTTAGAATATTTCGCCGCATTCAAATGCTCAACATTGGTAGAAACGATACAAAAATATGGATTAAGGGAAACTTTTCCTTTTAAGAAAACGTCTGCCATTGGAGCCAAATATTTGATATTATTAATAACCTGAATCAAGCGATAAGCGGGTGAAAAATCCATAAATTCTTCCTTGGTATTAGCAAAATCATCAAAAATAATCGCATTGATATGTGAACGAACTGATGAGGCAAACTTATCATTATCTGCCCATGTCGCAATTCTATCTTTTTCGGCACTCAAGTCATTATAGACAAGTCCAGCATTAACAGTCAAATTTGTCAAACTAGATTTTCCACAACCAGACTGTCCGAATAGACAAACAGCAAAAGGAGCAATACGTAAACCACCTCGCGTGCGCAACTGAGTAAACTCGGTAAGATTATCTCTTAACTTGTCCATACGATCTGATACATACTTTCTCTCAAAAGTCTGTGAACGTTTAACAAATTTCAAAAGATTATCTCCAAATTCAATTGCTTTAGTGAGTCGCGATTCATACTCATTATCATCAATTTCCGTGTACTCACGGAGATTGCCTGCAAGAGCATATCCATGCCAAGATCTAATTTCATTATACATGCGATCAAACTCGGAGATTTTATCATCCTCCATAAAGAATGCAGAAACTTCTCCAGTCTGATAAACACGCCATCCACCTTTCATAAAGCCTGCTACGGCTTCATAAAAAGCTTCAAAAACGTCTCCTGCGCCAATTTGCTTCTTTGCTACGATAGGTGAAAATAACGAAACATTTCCCAATTTAAAATTAAGATCTGCCGTTGCACACATACCAGAAGAAACTATGACGTTTATGAGATTTAAAAACTTCTTAGCCATGGTTGAATTACGAAACTCCTTCCAATTAGAAAAGGCTGATTCTACTGACTGATGCCAAGGTATTGGTTCTGCATCCCCATCTTGGGAATCCAAAATGACCAACCCATCATTAGTTTCACGCATAGCACCAGCTCCAAAAGCAGCTTCTACCATCTGTTCAACTTGGGCATGTCCATCATCACTAGTCCAATCAGAAATATAGTCAATCCGCATAATTTGTCGATAAATATATAACGGCAACGACTCCTTAACATGCGCTTGCAAGTATTGAGTAATTGCTGCTATCATTCCTCGCTTTGTCTTTGAATCTCTTAGACTTTCAAAAAGACACCAAACTTGTATTGCTTCCTTTAAATAGGGATCCACTCTCGTGAAACCCATTTGAGGTTGTAACACTGGTCTAGTCAATCGTCTAAAAAGAATACGAAAATAAGCAAAACAATCAATTGCGACACAAAAAAGGAAAATATACTTCGAAAAGAACATTGTCCAATCTGTGAAAGACTGCATTGCATCAAAATAAAGCAAACCACACATAAATGTCCAATAGAATGCAAGACATAAAGGTGGAGGTTCCACACTAACTGGTGAAACGACAGTCTTTTTGTTTTTATTTTTACGGGTTGCATTGAAATAACGCATAGGACCGCGAACGGTCTTCGGGAAAAATTTTACGCTGTTAGTAACTTCATTGCTATATTGATGCTGGGGGGGCTATTAACCCATAACCCCAGCGCCAGGTCTTTGGACTAACTCTCGAAAGAGCTAAAACTTAACCACACTATCATCCTCAAGCCTTCGGATTTGATAATATGGCAGGAATTGGCATGCGATAGACTCGTCCTAGTCCACGTTCATACCAATCTGGTCATAATATTTGCATAGAACATACTTGATCTAAAATCTAATAGATCCGCTGCTCCACACCGTCCTCGTGCTCTCCAAATTCCACAATGGAGAATTCCCAATCCTCATTACAAGGTCGCGTAGGGAATGAGTTCACAAGTAATCTATCTAATACAAATAAATAAGACACCTGGTGATCGTCTCTCTCGATCATGCTTCTACTACGTATAGTTGTCGCGTAATTTTTAGCCAAGCTTAGCATTTCAGTGATTTCGTCCACTGCAAGTAACGGATAATTTCCTAAATAAGGCTCGCATATTCTAGCGAGTTTGCCTAGGAATAACAATCGGTGGTTGGCGACCACGGATCTGCTGTTGATTACAGCTTTATATCTCACTGCGTAAGTGTGATAAGTATGATCCCTCTTAAGGATCAGCTCATGATAACATATAACAAAGAGTGTCGGCTACAGACCGACAAAAACAGAATACATAGGGCGCTAATGCGCCACAATCACAAACTTGTGTAGATATATTTAATGTCCTTCTCAGGACTGTGACCGCTGGTTTAACACGGTCGATACCTGCATAAAAGAATAAATTTAATTACAAAACGAAACTAGCATAAAGGGGGCTGACCCCCAATATGCTACGATAGCTCGAAAGGAGGCTGACCTCCTCAAGGCCAACTGGCCGGAAGTAATCCGGCATCTCGATGATCCCCACGTGCGCAATTGCGCACGTG